ACAAAGTTTCCCTTATGGGTGGTCAGGTATTTAAAGATCGGTACCGAAGTTCCATCAGATCCGACCAAGGTCCAGGCGGTTCTTTCCTCAAGGGAATCAAAGCTGTAGTAGACCGGTGACTTGTAGTACCACCAACTGACAATACCGGATCCTCTGGCCATATCATAAGCTCCGCAGGTCATGGCATTATAGGCTCCAATAACCCGCATTATGCCAGGTGATGCCATCAAAGGAAGCGATAACATTGGCAAGGCCCACAATCTTAGCAATAAACACACCATCCGCTGCATAGAGAATCTCCGGTTGACCGTAGCTCCACCAAGGAACGCTGACAACGGTCCACTGTTTGGTGGTCTTATTCCAGTAGGACATATACGGAGTCTTGGCATAATACACCGCTATTTGAGCATTTCCATTATCGTATATGTTGATTTGTGTTTCACTTCCATACTGTGTGTAGCCAAAGTTGTTATAATATTTCTTGGTCCAGCTCAAAGTTGGAATAGTGAAGAGAACGTCTCCCCTGCCACCAAAAGCTGTCCAGATAGCCAGTGTGTTATTAAAAATATGATCATAGCTCATGGATTCAGCCCTCCTTTAAGCTTTCGTGACACTGGTGATTCGGCCACCGCTATCCACGGTGTAGTTATATGTCGCTGTTGTTCCGTCTGCATACTCAATATAAAAACTCATCATATCTACCGTCAACGTGGACACTTCCTTTAAGAGAAGTTCTGAGAAAATGTTATCGAGAGTAATACTGGTAATTCTTCCCCCACTGTCGGTGGTGTACTGGTACTGGGCATGATACTGATGGGTATCGCCCTTCTCCACGGTATAGGTCACATCGATGGTGGTTTCAGTCACCACCAGATTTGAAACAATGGTGTAGGACACTCCCAGGTCATTCACTTGGGTTTGAATATCATCCACCGAGCTTCCCACATTATTTAAAGAACTCTCTATCCGGTAAAAGGTATCCGAGATGCTCGGTCTGTATCTCCCAACTTCCACCCGGATGTTGTAGCGATAGAATGGATTGTATTCCAGGGAGATGATTCTCGTCTTCACGTTAATCCCCAAGGGACTAAACACAACCTGTACATTATCACCCACTGCTAGGTTCAAAAGCTTAAAGAACGAGATGTCATATGAGGATGTATTTTCCCTGGAATCGTGGGATACCGCAACATTGGTGACATTCTTCGAATCCATTACCGGGATATAATCGGTGCTTCCCCTATGACTTCTGATGTTGATGTTATAACCATCGTATTCTATCTCTCCACCAAGGATGGCGATATACTGCATCAGGGCGGCTCTTCTTGAAACTTCTTGATTGATCTTCATGGTGATACTTTCTGTGAAATCTACAATACCTGCATTGAAAGGTGTACCTGAAAGGACTTGTGAAAGTCCTGCAGCCGGATCTCCTGTGAAGTCAAACTCCGTGATGTTATACATCTCATGGTTCAGGACATAGGATACATGTTCACAAATCACCGAACAGATGGGAAGACTGCCCTGAAGGCTCTTTGAAATCTGAACAATTTCAAAATACTGATCATCAAGCTTTGCGATCTGTTTTACCTTTAGAGCTAGTGCTGATTTCGCAAGAACTGTAAAAGCAAGTGTATACTCCCCTTCCAAAGTTTCTCTAACATTAGAGCTTATAACTTTTTTGATGCTTTGAAGCAATGTACTACCCGCATAGATTTCAATCAAGACTCATACCTCCTCTCTGCTTTTATGATCCTGCCACACCAAGATTTCTAACGGTGACGGTGTTCTGGTTCCACTGAAGCTGTGCAATGACACGGGTTAAGATATTCCCATAGATGGTAAGTGGGATGGTCACATCAAAGACTGCACCTTCAGATCCACCGAGACTTCCAGAAACTTGAGAATTCAGATCCAAGTCAAAGTCTGTAGGAATAGCTCCTTGAATGTCTTTTTCTACACCACTCATGGCTTCAGTGAAGCCCTCGCCAATACCTTCACTCATGTTGGCACCAATACCAGCGAACACTTTAGAAGGTGAACGGATTCCAAGAACGCCTTTAACACCTTTGACAATACCGCTGACCATGCTATCGACTTTTCCTTTAAGCCATCCGATCATAGATGAAATACCGTCCCATAGACCTCTGGTAATGTTTCGTCCCACATCATTCATGGAAGGAACCGCTCTAGCAAGTCCTGTCACAATGGCAGTGATGATTTGGGGGAGCTGACCGACAAGTTGAGGAATGGCTCTGATCAGTCCTGCCGCCAGTTGAATCGTCAGCTGCACACCCATTTCAATAATTTTAGGTAGGTTATTTGTGATAAAAGAAATAATTCCATTGATAATCTGTGGTAAGGCTTCTATCAATGTCGGTAGAGCATTTAGTATCCCAGTAGCCAGTCCCTGAATGAGCTGAAAAGCCGCATTTAAAATCTGATCCATATTAGCAATCAGCGTTTCTACAATAAGGATGATGGCTTGCACAACGGATGGAATCAGTTCTGGTAGTGCTATACCTATTCCCTCCACCAAGGTGGTTACCAGTAGGATTGCAGCTTCTATTAAAAGTGGTAAATTATCAACAAGGGTTTGAATAATCGTCATTACTGCACTTACTGCGGCAGGTATCAATTCTGGTAGGAGACTAAGCAAGGTCTCAAGAACCTGTCCAAATAAACCTGTTACTGTTTCAAGAAGAACAGGTAGTAATTCAGCAAGGGCTATCAAAATAGCATCCATAGCAGGAGGCAGCGCGGTTACAATATTTTCAATAATTGGCACGATATTCTTAACCACTGATTGAAAGGCATCCACCAGATTCTCTGTCAGATTTGTCATATCCGCATTGGCGTTTCCAAGCCCAGCTGTAAAGGAACCAAGTGCGGCTTGTAAAAGGCCAATGGATCCTGTAACCGTCTGGGTTGACTCCCGGGCGAAGTTTCCAGTGTACTGCTCTGTGTTTTCAAAGAACATCTGCATCGCTACCTCAGCTTTCTCTGCCTGAGTAGCACTTGCCCAAGTAAAATCCAGTCCTTTGGCAAGAGCGTAAGCTTCCACATTTGTAGCATTCATTGCAACACCCAGGTTATCCATCTTGGTAAAGTTACCCTTTGCAGCACCAGCAACAGAATCAAGAGCAACCTGCATGTCGATACCCATAACCGATGCCATATCGGCAGCTCTTTGCATAGCCTTTTCCGTCAGTTCTAGACTCTTTTGCTGTTCAAGACCGGAACCCTGAAAGAGTGCACCCATCTTATTGGCTGTAGCCAGATAGTCACTTTGAGATACACCCAAGTTCTTATAAGCTTCTTCACCGGTTTTTTGAATGGAAGCTGCATACTTACCAAATACAGCCTCTGAGCCACCAAGGTTCTGTTCCAGTTCACCAAATTGCTGAACGACTTCTTTTCCGATTTTAATGGCTGCAGCTCCTGCCGCCACAGCCACAGAGCCCATTGTCACACCAATGCCCTTAAGGATTCCTCCCATTTTGTCAAATCTACCACCTGCATCATCCGCAGCTTCGCCAGACCTTTTTAGTTCATCCTCTAAATCTTCAGCACTGGCAGCTGAATTCTCAAGTTCTTTTTCCATCTGGTTGAGGTCGGCATTGGCATTATTCAGTTGAATCTGCCAGGCTTTGGTTCGCTTATCATTTTCCCCAAAGGATTCGGCAGCATTTTTGAGGGCCGATTCCAGGGTGCTTATTTTATTTTTCTGAGCATCAATCTCTTTATTCAGGACTTCATTTCTTGCAGTCACTGCCTGTAGAGATTTATCTTGTTTGTCGAACTGGGATGTGACAAGCTTCATCTCAGAGCCTAACACCTTGAAATCTCTATTGATTTCACGAAGGCTATTCTTGAACTCTTTTTCTCCTTCGACCCCTATTTTTAGGCCGAAGTTCGAATTATCTGCCATAGTCTCTCACCTCCTTCAGGGCATGAAAAAAGACACCTCCTTTGAAGTGTCTCGTGATTTTCTATTTAGTTTCGTCTATTTCTAATTTTGCTTTGACTTCTTCTTCAGTCATCCAGTCATCATCAGACTTAACTCTATTCTCTGACTCCTTAAGTTTCAGTAACAATTCTGCTTTTGCTGCTAATTTTTCGTTAAATTCATTATTATCCATAAGCCACTCTCCCGATAATAATTAATTTGAGACCCTTTTTGTCTTTTGTGCTAATTTCACCTACTATTTTAGCGTAATTGTCATGTCAACACCTCAATGTATTTCCGAACCAAATCTTTGATATTAAAAAGCTCAGCATATTTAAGTAATTTAGCATAATCCGCTCCAGGAGTTTTCATATATCTTTTGACTGCTTCATTAACCAAATCGATGTCCAGTTGATCTTTCTTTTTTAAGCAGTCACAAATGGTTCTTTCTTTATCATATACATAGACTTGATGCCCAAATGGTGTCTCCATGGAAACCCGGCCAATTGTATGAAGTCTCTCTGCAATGTAAAAGAACTTGAATTTTTCTTTCTCCTTCAACAGTCTTGTATTATACCCTGATGGAATTGTCAGCATTAACTGGAAAGGTGTCCTATCGGTTAAATCGTAAAAATATAATGCTGTCTCATGGGAAAAGATACCTTTTTTACATCTGTATTGTGTTAAGAAATATTCATCTTCCATTTGATCAGGATCCATATACAAGCCTTGTTCTAGCTTTTCAATTTCACCAACCTGATACATACGTTGTAGAGTTTTATAAGCCACTCCAGCTTCTTTAGCTTCACCTGATGTCAGAATACCTTTATTGTCTTTCAATAGTTTAGTCACTAAATCCTTTTGAGTCATCAAATCACCTCCTCGTTTGTCATATTCGTTCGTAAATATAATATTATATACGAACAAATATGACAACTATTTTTTTGCTAATTTTTAGGAGATGATTCAATTTTACCATTTATGCTAAAATTATATTTTATGTTAGCACAATTGACAACACCGTTTTGTCATTTTTGTTCGTATGATTTGTTGTTCATACTCACAAATATGACCCCTACAGCCATGATGGAATCACATCGTCGATTGATAGGTTTAGCTTCGGCTTTGCAATGCCAATAAACTGCTTATGACATTCCCAAAGATCCATCAGGTAACCTATAGGCATCAGCCACACCTCATCTTCTTTACGATTAAGATGGGCTGTGCCGTAGTAGATCAGTCGGGTAAAGAGTTCTTCATCACTTACCCGACTACCTCGTTTTTTGAGGGTTCACTCTCCACATTTCTTTTGGTCCCCTTCATCATACTAGCCATGATGGCATTCTTATAGCTTGCCAGATCAAAAGGTGTGGTAAGAAGTTCCACTTCCTCTTCGGTCAGGAGCTCTTTTTTCTGGTCTTTGTTTCTGATGTTATGAATCAATATAGACTGATTGGCCAGAAGCGTAATCAGCCAAATAATCTCATCAAGTGCCATTTCAAAGTTCTCAGTTTTCATGAGTTTCTCGCCCAGGTTCTCAAGACCGCCATAACGTCCAGCGATTTCCTTTGTCGCTTTCGTGGTCAGCACCAGTTTAAATTCTGCCCCACCGATTTCTATGGTGGCGCTTCTATCTTCAGCCGCTTCAGTAAGTTTTACATTTTCATCTGCCATTTATCTTACCTCCATTATGACACCGTTACAGTGGCTACTTCTGTTGAAACATCACTGCTTCCTACAAGGCTGAGGACACAATAGTAGTAATAAGTACCCGCTAGAAGATCCGTCGGGATGTCAAAGCTTGCTGATGTCTCTCCATTAATCACTGTACCACCAGTCGTACTATCAATGGTGTTTTCATACCACTGATATGTTACCGGATCGCTGGTATTAGAACTTGCCACCACAGAAAGACTTCCTGTAATGCTACCCGCTGTCACTTCTGTGAGGGCTGCTGGCTGAGTCGTAATGGTAATCGCCGGTGTTACCGGAGTAAAGTCCGGTTCATAAACAGAGGTAAACCATCCAGAAATAATAGATGGTGCAACACCGCTGTCTCCCTCAGTGACTTCTGCTTTCCACGGATGCTTATTCTCACCATCCAGTTTGTTTCGCCTAAAGACCGTTCCTTCTATGGTGGGACTGCTAAATGTAATGGAGTCACCTTTGGTCGCGAGGCTGGTGGCCGGAACGCTGAAGATAACTCTATAAAGCCAGAAGTATCTGTACCTTCCATTGGCCTTCTTGGCACGAAACCCGATGGCCACAGGACTTCCTCCATCTTCGCTTCTTGAAACAACGACATTGTTGCTGTCGATTTTACACCCAGTCAAATCCTGGGCCACCAAGGATCCGATATCATCGATTCCAAGTGTCAGTGCGCCACTTTTGAATTCCTTGACCACTTCTGAAGCACCATCATCTGCATAAAGAATCGCTTCAATCAGCTCCACACTCAGTTCTGCTGTCATGGCTTTTGCCAGGACTTTAGGGGTGTCATAGGTTTCGATGCCATTTTCATCTTCTGTGATCTTGGCGTAAAATAAACTGTAGAGTAGGAAAGAACCGCCTTACCGTCTTTCGATGGCAGGTTTGTCCAGTCCTCTCTCCGAACCGTGCTTACCCCTCTCGAAGTACACGGCTC